TATTCTTCTGTAGATTGGGATGATTTTTATATTACTACTATTAGTGTTTCTGGTGAATCGGCTCCTTATGTATCTAAAGGATTAAAATTTGTAAGCCTTACAGATTGGCGTAGATATTTAAGAGATTCAGAAAACGCAGATGATGCAGATACTCAAAACTACGGAGAGCCTAAGTTTGTTATTCGTAGTCCTGATCATCGGAAGTTTGGATTAAGTCCGATACCAGATAAAGTATACAATGTACATTTTTATGCTTACACAATACCTACAGCTTTATCTGCACATGGAGATGCTATTATTCTTCCAGATCAATATGCTTCTATAATTACGGCTAAAACTAGATATTATGTTCATCAATTTAAAGATAATCTCCAGCAAGCAGCGTTTGCAATGGAAGATTATAAAAAAGGAATGAAGCATATGAAATCTAATTTAATTAATCCACAGCCTAAAAATATAACGGATGATAGGATTTATTTCTAATGGCAGCATCACAACCCTTTTCCATTGCACTTCAAGGAGGCTTAGACAAAGCAAGTAATGTTATAGAGCTTACTCAAAAGCCAGGATCAGCCACAAGGCTTAGTAATTTTGAAGTTTCTACAAGAGGTGGGTATAGACGTATTAATGGATATACTCAGTTTGGTGATGGCACAAGACCAAATAGTTCTAATGCTGTTTTAGGAATGCACGTTTACGCAGACGGAGTTATAGTTGCATCAGGAACAAACTTATACTTTAGTCAGGACGGAGATAGTTGGCTTCAAATAAATAGAGCAAGTGTTGCAGGAGGAGGTGATAACTATAGCACCTTTACAGGACGAAGTGCTTCAGCTAGAACAAGCCAAAGTAAAGCACACTTTGCTACTTATGAAGGAGATACTACTTACGGAGAAGTTATTATAACTGACGAAGGTTCTGGAGCTAAACCTTTTTATTTTAAAATGACAGGTACTGATTCAGATTTAACCAGTAGAACATATTATGCAAAAGAAATAACAGTTAGTGGTACACATTATCCTAAATACTGCGTTATACACGATAAGCATTTAGTAGTTGCTGGAGCAGCTACAGCTTTAAATACTATATTCTATAGTGGTACAAACGATATAGATGATTTTACATCAACAGGATCAGGCAGTATTGTTCTAGATGATCAGGTAGTGGGTTTAAAATCTTTCCGTGACGAGCTATTTGTTTTTTGTAAAAACTCTATTTATAAATTACAAAATATAAATAATTCAAGCACGATTGCAATCGTTCCTGTTACAAAAAACGTAGGTTGTGTAGACGGTAAAACTATTCAGGAGTTTGCAGGAGATCTAATCTTTTTAGCACCTGATGGATTTAGAACAATCGCAGGTACAGCAAGAATTGGTGATATTGAATTAGGAACTGTAAGTAAAGCTATTCAACCTATTATAAATGATATTATTGATAACACAGCTACCTTTGAATACAGTAGCGTTGTTCTTAGAGACAAATCACAATATAGATTGTATTATAGTTCATCTACTTCTTCTACAGCTAACTCAAAAGGAATCATAGGTACATTAACTCCTAGAGGATTTGAATGGTCTGAAACACAAGGAATACAAGCTTGTGCTATTGCTTCAGGGTTTAACTACGCAGGAAAAGAAAAAAGATACCACGGAGATAGAACAGGCTATATTTATAATCACGATACAGGAAATGCTTTTAATCCTGCTGGAACTTCTACAAATATATTAGCAGAGTATCAGTCACCTGATTTTGATTATGGAGACTTTGGAACTTTAAAAACTTTAGATCATATTAAAGTTTCTTTATTTCCAGAGGGCGCAGTTGAGCCTACACTTAGAGTTCGTTTTGATTACGATAGTACAGATAGATTACAACCTACTGATGTAGGCATTATATCTGCAACTCCTTCAGTTTTTGGAGATGCTTCAGCCCTTTTTGGAACAAGTACTTTTGGCGCACCGGAGCAACCTTTAGTTAGGTCTTCGTTACAAGGAAGTGGACACAGTAACTTCTTTAAAATATTTAGCGAAGATACAAAAGCTCCTTATACCATCAATGGATTATACATTAATTATAGACCTTCAGGAAGATTATAATGGGAACAACTTATACACGACAGAGTTCGATAGCTGATGGTGATACAATCACGGCGGCACTTTTCAATAATGAATATAACCAACTTTTAAACGCTTTTTCTTATGCTTCTAGTGGAACAACCGGACATCAACATGACGGTACGGCTGCTGAAGGCGGTAATATTCATACGATTGGCGATCAAGATTTTCTTAATAAAATTGTAGCAGACAGCACTAACAATCGTTGGGGAATTTTTGTAGAAGTTTCTTCTGCTGCTGTTGAGCAAATACGAGTACAAGACGGAGCCGTTGTGCCTGTCACAGACAACGATATAGATTTAGGTACAAGTTCACTCGAATTTAAAGACGGTTACTTTGATGGAACTGTCTATGCAGACGCTATAAACTTTAACGGTACTGCAATAGCAGCTACGGCTGCTGAATTGAATATAATGGATGGAGACACAAGTGCTACATCTACAACACTAGCAGACGCTGACAGAGTTGTTGTCAACGATGCTGGTACAATGAAACAAGTTGCTTTAACAGACTTTGAAACTTATTTTGAAAGTTCTATAGACACTATAGCAAACTTTGAAGTTACCACAGAATTACAAACTCCACTTATTGCATTTACAGATGGCGATGATGCTATTCAGATTGCAGATGGTGGTGGAGTTACAATGGCTGCTGGCTTAACATCAACAGCCGCAGCAAACTCATTAGGAGCTACAAGCTTTAATGATGCAGATATTACTAATGTAGGAGACATACAACTAGATTCTATTACAGGTGATGGAGACACTAATACAAGTGTAACCTTCTCAGGCTCTGATGTTATTACAGTAACAACAGGTGGTGAGACACAAGTCACTTTTAATAATGGAACTATACTACCAACAACCGATAATGACATTGACCTGGGTTCTAGCTCTTACGAGTTTAAAGACCTTTATATAGATGGTACAGCCAATATAGATGCTTTAGTAGCTGATACGGCTGACATTAACGGAGGCAGCGTAGATGGAGCTACTCTAGGTACTAACAGTGCAATTACACAAGCTGTTATTGACAATGTTAATATTAACGGAGCTACGATAGGACACACAGACGATACAGATCTTATTACTCTTGCAGACGGTGTAGTTACAGTCGCAGGAGAATTGGATGCTACTACATTAGACATATCAGGTAATGCTGACATTGATGGTACTCTTGAAGCTGATGCTTATACTGTAGACGGAACTTCTTTAGCGGAGTTTATTGCAGACACAGCAGGAGCAATGGTATCAAGCAATACTGAAAGCGGTGTAACAGTTACTTATCAAGACGGTGATAATACCATAGACTTTTCAGTAGATGCAGCACAGACAGGTATTACGTCTATCTATGCTACTGATCTAATTCTAGGAGAAGACGCTCAAACTGCTATAGATTTTGGTACAGCCAATGAGATTGATTTTAAGGTAGATAACGCTGCTAGACTCACACTTACATCAGGAGCTTTATATCCTGTAACAGATAACCAAATAGATCTTGGAACAAGCTCATTAGAATTTAAAGATGCTTTCTTTGATGGTACTGTAACTTCAGATGCTTTTGCAGGGCCGTTGACAGGCGATGTAACTGGAACATCTTCTAAAGTTACAGTTTCAGATAGTACAGCCAATACAAATTTCCCTGTAGTTTTCCATGACGAATCTGATTCTTTACTAGATGATACAGGGGCTTTACGATATAATCCAAGCACAGGAGAATTGCTAGTACCTAAACTAACTGTAGCAGGAACAACTACTACAGCAGACACAGTAACTATGCAAGCAGCCAATGCTGTAATCTTTGAAGGTGCTACAGCAGATGCGCACGAAACTACGCTATCTATCGTAGATCCTACAGCAGACCACACACAATATTTAATCAATCAAGGAGG